CCCAGGCGTAGCCGTACACCCAGGCGTTGTCGGACACACTGGCGTTGTCGTGCACACTGGCGTCGCCGAACACACAGGCGTTGCCGTACACCCAGCATTCGCCGTAGTGGTTGAGATTCTCCTCTTTCTCGATCCATCCGCCCTTATCTCCGGCCTTAACATTTCCGAAATTCGTTACCGCCTCTATGCGGTGCAATATACGCCCGAACCACTCTCTCGTCTCGTCGGTCAGCTTGTACTTCATACGTCCTCCTTTATAGCTTGTCCACGCAGCTTTCCCGTACTTAGTTGCCTGTATACTTACAGCCGACTAAGCTGCGCGGCTATTTCCGCTTGTTGTGCCTCCAATTCCGCTCTGCGCTGTTCAGCCAGTATGTACTTACGCCGAAGTGCCTCTTTCTTGTAGTGGTTCGGGTCAAACACACGACTGCACTTTACGTGAAAATCGTAGTTGTCCTCCGCTACCACCTTGTACGGCTGCGCCATGAATTCCGCATCCGGAATGACACGCCCGTCCGCCATAACGTTGATCACGGTCGGCTTTACTCGCTTTTTCTTCATGATTAACACCTCTACGCTGTATATGCTGTGGCAGCTTGTCTATGTCCCTACCGCTTGTCCGTCCGGCCAAGTAAATAGTCCGTCGAGCAGTCGAGTGCGTCGGCCAAGAAATATAACATACGGCTTGTCGGCTCTTTTTGGCCGTTCTCCAAATACGATATGAATGCTTCACTGCAGCCGACTTTCTCGGCCAGCTCTCGCATGGAAAAGCCTTTCGCCTCCCGAAGTTCTTTCATTTTGTCTCTTTTGAACATATACCCTCCTTTCGGTGATAACCGAGTGATTGACTATTATTGCTTTTTATGGTATAATAATATAAAATCTTTTAGTTGCGGGGAGATAATGACTTATACCATATTCACTTTACTGTTTTCCGGGATAACGGCATTATCCACAATTGCTGCGTTTGTAACCTGTATTATTCAATACAGGAGTACCCGTCCGCAAATAAAAATCACGCTGGATGACCAACTTTTGGACGGCACTAAACCCCAAAGTTTGTTTTGTGTTTATAAGGATTCTGCCATTGCGCTTGTAACACTTAATATTCAAAATTCTTCTCAGATAGCTGGAACAATTACGGATATTTACTTAAAGTATGGCGGGAAAAAATATTATTGCGACTCTTTGTATAAGCAATATGATTCTAAATTCGATATCTTGTCTTTTGATGAAAACAAAAATCCTTTTATTCCTAACATAACACACTTAAAAGACCCCATGATCATCTCTCCCTTTTTCTCTTTCAGAGGCTTCCTGCTCTTTCACAACTTTGCCGTCATCGATTGCCTCAACGATATCACCGTTGACTTTCACTATAAAATCATAGGTAAACGACGAACTCATTCTTGCAAGATCCGCCTTTACAGAATGGCGCCAAAGGATACTATCGATAATACAAAATAAAATCGCTCCTACTGCTACCACATACGGTAGCCCCGCTATACAATAAAGAAGTTTATCTAATAGCATGCGCACTCTCCTTTGCTTGACTTAATTTGATTATCGTTGTACCTTTATTATATAGGAGATTTCTACAAATGTCAAGAGAATTTTAGAGATTCTCCAAATATTTTTTTATAGGAGTTTTTATGACTACGATTGAAAAAGTTTTGTCTTTAATCCAGCAATCTGGTATGGGCGACTTCCCTTTGGAAAAAAAGATAGGTTTAACACAAGGCACTATCAAAAATTGGAGAGCTGGAAAAAACAAAATCTCCGCTGAGGCTCTGTCCAAGCTGGCCGACTATTTCAACGTATCTGTGGACTACCTGCTCGGCAGAACGGACACGGCCAAGCAGCCTGAACCCCATCTTGCCAACGAATACGTCCCTGACGGGTTTATTACTATGCCGGTTATCGGATCAATAACCGCCGGGTATGACGGTTTGGCCGAGGAAGAATTTCTCGGCTACTATGGCGTCATAGATAAAGCACTGAAAGGGTATCCGAAAGAAGATTGCTTTATTCTGCGTGTGGACGGTAACAGCATGTATCCTGACTTCCGGAACGGCGATTTAGTTGCTGTGCATAAACAGAATAGCGTCGATCCCGGAGATATCGCCGTCGTTCTGTACAACGGAGATTGCGCCACGCTCAAACAGGTGGACTACGAGCACGACTGCGACTGGGTTAAACTTATTCCGCGCAACCCCGAATATGAGACAAAAACCATTTCCGGCGAAGATTTGGAAGAATGCCGAATCTTAGGAAAGGTCATCAGCCTTGTTTATAGAGAGATAGACTGATCTTCTGGCTTCCAAAGGGGTCAAAATCGACCCATTAACATAATTGAAAAAAGTATTTGCAAAGGACAACACAATGAAAAGTGTACACCCCACCGTATTAACAGATGAAAAAATTTCTGAACTGATTGTCACAAAAAAGAAAATCATAACTCCACCTAAGAGAAATTTTTCACCAGATAAAAACGGCCATCCAAATCTAAACAACGAATTTACTTGTAAATCTATAAACAATGAAAATGATACTTTTCATGTGTTCCTTAGAAAAAACTGTATAGTTATAGACAACTTTTCTATCGGACTTTGTTATAGAAATAGTATATTGATTCGTGTTAACGGGAAACAAATACATAAAAATAAGGATGATGGTACTAAATTTTACGATTTCCATATTCACAAGTTGACAGAGTACGATATAAGACAAGGAAATACGAGCGGTCAACACGCTGATCCATGTAAAGAATATTCGAATTTTAATTCCGCCTTATTGCATTTCTGTAAAATTTGCGGTATAATGGGAATAGACGAATATTTCTCAAATCTATTACAAATATCTTTTGAGGAGTTGCCATGAACGCCTTACAAAATATCCTTAATACCCACCATGATATATCCATTATTGAAACACATAATGGTTTAATGCTTGATATTCCATTTTATCACGAAGACGGCGATATGTATGAAATATTTGTCAAACAATCGGATAACGGTATCGTAACGCTTTATGATAACGGTTTAACCCTTATGCGCCTAAGCTACACATTTGCGCTTGATACGGATAATAAAATCGATATTTTTAATAGATTGCTACAAAAAAATGGAATTACGAATACAAACGGCATTTTAAGTATACAAACAAATGAACAAAATTTTGTAGATGATTTGAACCAATTTTGTATTGCTATCGCAAAAGTTACCTCTATGGATATTCTATCCAAAGAAGTTGTAAGTTCTCTTTTTTACGAATATGTCGACGATTATTTAATGTCAACCGTAATGAAAAGTTATCCAGTTGAACGAAATTTTAAACCGAATAATGCCGAATTTTTTCCGCGTTCTTATAAAATCTCTGCGGCCAAATCCATTATATTGTTTCCGATAAAAGATAATCTATCTGCTTCACGTGCCGCACTAGGATGGCTGAACTTAAAAAATCAAGATAATTCTTTTAGAGGGCTTAGCGTCTGTGATAATCTTGATACAATAAGTCAGAATGATAAATATTATTTGATGAATATAATGGATAAAGTGTATCCTAAAATCGACGGCTTTAAAAATCAATTATTTGATGATATAGGCAGACTTGCATCTTAAAGTTCTAACTTCACGATTTCAGTGGGGATGTCTTTCTGTCGTTTTAATTCGGTGAAATTTCACCGAATTAAAATCAATCCTAATTTCAAAGATCTCGAATTTGTGTCCTTTGACAATATTGGAGTAGCATACCTTATTAAAAATTTTCGCCTCATTTTTTAATAAATGCACCCTTTATTAAAATTTTTGCCCACTTTTTTTAATAAGGTTTTTTAACAGGAACCATCATGCCGGACAATAAACTAAAAGTATTCGAGAATAATTGGAATAAACTCAAACAGCGTCTTTCCGAAGAAGGTAGTGAATTGGTGACAATTTGTCACCAGTTGAACAGGACAATCCGTTATTTCTCCACTGAATGCGCACGATAAACCGGCGCTCGTCGTTTCCAAAGATGAAACAGAACTGTTACAAGATTTAGTGGAAGCAGAAGAAGATATACGGAACGATCGCATCGAGCCGGCCGAAACCATGTTCGCCAATGGGCGGAAAACATTACAGGATCATAATCATGGATAAGTTGAAATCGAGAGCCGCATTATACGTTCGCGTCAGCACGTTGGAACAGGCACAGGAGGGATATTCCGTATCCGTCCAAAAGGAAAAACTGACACAGTACGCCAACGCCCAAAGCTATGAAATTGCTGACATATACTCCGACGAGGGCTTTTCCGGGAAAGACCTTTTCCGCCCGGCGATGGAGCGGCTGCTGAACGATGTCAAGGCCGGTAAAATAAATATCGTTCTGATCTATAAACTCGACCGCTTGTCCCGGCACGTCAAGGATGTGCTGGAACTTGTCGAGCTTTTTGACAAGTTCAACGTCACCCTGTATTCTCTCAATGAAAACCTCGACCTCTCTTCCCCGTTCGGCCGTGCCGCACTGAAAATGTCGGCGACGTTCTCCGAGTTGGAACGGGAGACTATAGTCGAGCGCATGGAAATGGGCAAGCGCGCCCGCGCCAAAAGCGGAAAATACACCTGCCCCGGAAAATCACCGTTCGGATACCGGCAGAACAAGGAAACAGATCGGATGGAGATCGTGCCGGAGGAAGCCGAGGCCATTCGGGATATGTACGCCAAGTACATTGAGGGTTTTACTTTCCGGAAGCTGTACGCGTACTGCAAGGAAAAGTATCCGAATATACGTTTCTTTTCCAATTCTATGTGTTGCAAACCTGTCATCGAGCGGCCTATGTACGCCGGGTATTTCTACCATAATGGAGAGTTAATCAAGGCGACGAACTATGAGCCGATTATATCCTACGAAACGTATTTACAGGCACAGGAGGTCGTCAAACGCAATACGACGAAACGCGAGCACGATAATACCCCGTACCTCTTGACAGGCCTCATATACTGCGGAAGATGCGGCCGTACGTTCTGCGGGAAACGGCGCACCCACAAGGACAAAAACGGAAAAGTGCTATACTCTTACACCTCCTACGGCTGCACGGCGCGTGTCAAGTATGCGCGCGCCGAACACGGGGCGACACCGTGCTCCAACGAAATTTACCCGACCGAGGAGTTGGAACAGATAGTAGAGCAACACGTAATGAACCTGCAATTTACCGAATTTGTTTCCCCGCAAGCCACAACCGGTCTGATTGACAAACTTCTGCTAGAGAACGGCGAGCTGAAGAAGCAGAAAGAGCGGCTGCTCGATCTGTACATGGCCGATTCGATCGACAAAGATGTATATACAGAAAAGTATGACGCTATAAACAAACAGATTCAGAAGAATCTCGCCGTCATAGAAAGTGAACAGGAGACACTCGCCGCATCCCCCACCGTATCGATCGAATACCTGAAACAAAAACAACAGGAATATCCCACAGCCAGCAAGCAGGATAAACGCCGGTTTTTGCAGCAAGTCATCAAGCAGATCGTTATCGACGGCGACAATGTCACTATAAACTGGCTTGTAAAGTAGTAGTTAATGAAAAAAGCCCCCTTACATAAGGGGGCTTTTTGGTCTTTTATTGAAGTAACGCTTTATAGAGTAACTTCATAAGGTACCACGAGGAAAGAAAAAATCTCCGCGTTGTGGCGGAGATATTATAATATTCTAGCAAAATCATGCGTTTTTGTCAAGAAAAAAGCGGCTGCCTTAGATAGACAGCCGCTTGTCGTATATTATTCGGTTTTTGCGGGATTGAGGCGCGGGACTTTTACCCACTCCTCGAATTCATTGAGGAACTCGATACGCTGTAAGATGACGCGGTTGCGGGTCTGGGCTATTTGCAGGTATCCCTCCCGCTCGGCGGAGAACGCGGTATACAGGATTGTCAGCAGTTTGAAGAAAAACAGCGCCCACACGGTAAGATCCCTTATGTTGGACGACAGATCGAACGCAAGAAGCGCCAGCACGGTTGCCATGACAACGGACTTTATTACGCGAAGTACAAGCCGCACGGCCTTGTCCGCGTCCTCGTTATAAGCCGTCTCGTACCCGGTTTTCCCCTTGCTGTCCGCCATGATCTCCATGACCTGCACCGGGCGCACGTGCACCCGGCCGTCACGGAGCCGACGCAGCATACGGATCTGCCGCCGCGTATAGCCGTCGCCTTTCAGTTCCGCCTTGCACGCATATCTGCGGTCTGTGTAGTCGGACATATCCAGCCCTACGCTGTTCAGCATGCGCCGGATTTTATCCGTCCGCATCTCCTCCGTCTTTATACGGCAGAAATCGCGGAGCGCCCGCAGTTGGCCGTTGCCGCTCACCGCAGCCACTTTTCCGGAATACGCCGCGCAGTTGTCACTATACGCCGACGGCTCTTCCGTCTTGGCACGGTCGGTGCCGGCGTTCATCCAAATGGTTGCCGTGCCGACCAAAAGAAACAGATTGACCGCCAGCTGCGACAGGAAATCGCGCCACAGGAACCCGGCACGGAACGACACCACGATGAACTGAATCATGAACACCGTAATGACCATGATCCCGCTCAGTATCAGCGGCATGGCGCGCTTAATCTTTTCCATGACCCCGCCGCTCATTTGTCCGTCTCCTTTGCCTCGCCCGCCGTGTGTTTGCTCTTGACCTCACGCGCCGCCAGGATACCGAACGCCGTACCGATAACGTAGCTGATCGTTATTAACCCCATACAGCCGGACAGCTGCACGAGCTGCGCTTCCAGCGCCTTGCAGGCTATAATGACTGCCGCAAAGATAAGTATCGGCAGTATCGCGTTTATGACGCCCTGTACCGTGCGTATGCCCTTCAATGCAGTCTCCGCTCGCGCTACTTTTTCTGCGTCCGTATCCGTCGTAATAATCGTCACGTAATCGTTCGCCCGGTGTTCGAGATTGGCAAGCAGCTTGTTCAGGTACGTGCGTTTCAGCACGAGCAAGATGAGCATAGCGAGCAGTATGCCCGTTATGCTCATCTTGAACCCGACGGCCTCGGTCGTTGCGCCTATATTGCTGTACTGCGCAATGACGAGTGCGAGCGGCGCCACGCCGGTGAACAGCAGTTCGAGGACGGTAAAGACGATTTTCTTTTTCGTCGTTTTCATACACCCTCCCGCTATTTCAGGTTGACGACCGGCTTCACTGTCTGCGTTTCCGTACTCTTGGCGCCCACGATCTTCTTGACGGTCGTCTCCGCGCTGTCCACTTTCTCGGCCATTGCCGCGGTCATGGACGCAAGCTGCGCTTTAAGATCTTCCACCTGTTTGACGATCGCCGCCCGCTGCTGCGTTTCCGCGTACCGGGCGTTGGTGTAGAACCCGTCGATGACCTGCTTGGAACCCGCCGGCAGATTCTGTGCCATGAAAACCGTATGCAGTATGTCTAGCATGGCGTCTATCTTAGTTGCGTCCAACGCCGCCGATTCTTTCAGTGCGTCCGTCTCGGCTTTGAGCGCGGCAAGGCCTGCCGTCTGCTCGTCCAGCGCCGCCGATTGCAGCTTTACGGTGTCAAGCATACGTCTTAAATCCCGGCTGGACGCAGTATTGTCCATGATGCTGCGCTTCTGCTTAAACAGTGAAAAAATGACGCCCAGCACCATCATGATGTTGGTCGTCGTCAGCAGCGGTACGATGTTCGTCTCGATCCACTGCCATGCCGTGTTTATCCATTCCATTGTCGTATACTCCTTTTTGTTTTTGTTGTTATGCCACGCGTTTCCACGTGTATTCCGCCTGATACGGCGGCATGTTGTTGTGGGGCTGATTGTTCCCTGATATATCAGTATACCCAGCATTATAATTCGTATCTTCCGGCCCTGCTGTATAGCCGTTATTTACCACGCACCACCACGTCTGCCCATTTCCCGTATTGTTTAGTCTCTCTAAATGTGAATGTTCTGGCATTTCGTTTATTGTTAGCGTATGCGCCGCCTCGCCGCCCGTATTCCCGGCCGGGTACGCACTGCCGGCGGCGAGGATAAACACATCCTCGATCTGTTCCCACGTGCCGCCGATCGTGGCGGCCGGGGAAGTCGCCACGCCCGTCACGATCGTGCCCACCGGCAGTATAGCGTCGCGGATAGCGGCCAGCAGATTAGGGCCTACGGTCCCCCCCCCGCGATATCCAGTTTGCCGAAGATCGTCGTGTCCTGATAGATCCTGTTCGTCATGTTATGCCTCCTCTACGCGTTCCCACGCGTTTGCGTCGTCCTCGGGCGAGTGCGGTGTCGCGTATTTCGCCCGATATATCTGTCCGTCCGTATACACCATGCATTCTCCGGCCTGGTACATGTCCGTGGTACCGTACATCGGCTGCACCCACGGCCGCGCCGTCTCCGCGGATTTCCCGTGCAGTGGCCGCCAGAACGTTGCCCACGTCTGCGGGTTGTCCGGCTTTATATCCGGGTATACCGCATTGTCGTGCGCCTGGTGGCACTCGTATGTCTGCCAGGCATGATTGCGTATGTCGCCGACAGCGTACTTGCCCGGCGCCCACGCGTCGTACAGCCCGGACACTTCCAGCTTTGTCTCCGTGTCGGTTATGTCCAGCGTTTTCAGCAGGATTTTGCCGACGGCCGCGGCAGACTTCGTCACGGACGGTATGTACTGTGCCGACAGTCGCGCGTTTATCTGTTCCTGCGTGTACGGGATATATACCTGTATATCCTCGTACTCGTCCCACGCTTCCCGCGCCTCCTGCGGCTGTACGTCCCACACCTTTTTCACGTCCTTGCCGCCGTTGGGATATTCCTTGATCGTCTCGTAGTGGAACTGCCCCTCGACGGCCTCTGTCGCCTCGTGGTGGGCGATGAACAGCTTGTCCGGTTTCAGGTACCCGGCCGACAGGTCGTAATCGGTCAGTTCTCTCGTCTTGATTTCGTCAAATACTCGCATTGTTTTTTCTCTCCTTTTTAATTGTTAGGTTTAATTGTTAGGCTGTGCGTTCCCAATACTTTTTTGCTACGTACGGCGGCATGTTGTTGTGTGGGGTATTATCTCCGACGGATTGCAATACATCCGGGGTCATCGTTCCCGTTCCGCTGGTCGCTATACCCCATATTTCGCTTCCGCCGGCACAGTTTGTCTGATAATATATTTGGTGCGAGTGACTTGCCATTTCAGTCAACGTCAGCACATGCGCCGCCTCGCCGCCCGTGCTGTCCTCAGCATAGGTACTGCCGGCAGCCAAGATAAACACGTCCTCGATCTGCTCCCACGTCCCGCCTATCCGGCCGGCAGGGGACGTAGAACTACACACCACACTGCCTACGGGGCATATCGCGTCGCGTATCGCCGCCAAAAGGTTGCTGCCGATGTTTCCGGCGTCGATTGTGTCTTTGACCGTAAGGTCCTGATACATTACGTTTGTCATTGTTTTACCTCCTGTTATATAATCGTTACGTACGCTATGATTTTCTCATTGGTGTACAGCGTCACGTCGCCGTTCGTCGCTATGCGCACGCCCAGCGACACTATCTCGCCGCCGTTATTCGTACACTGCACGATCGGCTTTGTCCCTTTGCCGTGCGTTGCCGCCGTTATAGCGTACGAGTACGGCGCCGCACTTCCCGCCCATGCCGTTGAGGCTATAGTACCTGTATACCGGGTCGCCGCGCCGGGCACCGGCAGCTGCATCGTGTCGCTTGTCCCGTTCCTGTGCGTGGCTGTCAGCACCGCCGTGCCGCTGTTATACGACAAACCCGTCACCGCGTCCCGCGCCGTTACCGTGTCTATGGACGATTGCAGTGCATTGTCTGCGTTCTGCCGGTTGGTGGTTTCCGTATTCAATGCAGCTACCGACGCCCGGGATGTGTCCGTCGGGTGTACGTGATTGCCGGCCGCATAGGCGTTTTCGCTGCCTACAGCGGCCGTGCCGTTCATGAGCGGTACTGTCGTGGATTTCGGCGTCGTTTGGTCCGGCACCGCTTCCTGCGTATCCGTCCAACTTGTGTCGTACGCCCATTTTGTACCGGTCTGCGCATTGTATGCGAAATCTCCGCTGTCCGGATTCGGTATAGCCTGCACTTGCGCCGTAGTCGCGTAATAGCCGCGGAAATGCTCCTTGCTCGCCACTTCCTCCTGCAATCCGCTTATGGCGGAATTTGCGCTTGCCAGCCCCGTCTGCAAAGCAGATATATCCGTATCGTTGCTGTCTATACGTGTGGACAATGCGCTGTCCGCGTTCTGTCGCGCCGATGTTTCCACGCCGATAGCTGCCGACACCTGCGCCTGCGTCTGGTAGTTCACATCGTTCGTAAACTGCGACAGCGCCGTCTCGAACTGGATGTTTGCATAACTGCCGTTGATGTAGTTCAGACGCAGCATATGCGTTCCTGTGTTGTACGTTGCGCTCGTCACCAACTGCCCCGAAAACACCGTTCCGCCCAACAGCAGCAGCCGCCCGGCGTACGTCTCGTTGGCCGTCATGTAGATACTGCCGTCGCTGCCCTTGAAGATGCAGTCCGCCATACTGTACACGCCGGTCTTGGCGCTTTCCGTTGTCTCGTCGCCCGCCTCGTACGTCTCCGTACCGTTACGCTCGCATAACGCCATGTATTGGTTATCTGTATACCCGGTCTGCGCGGGGCCGAATGCCAGCGCATAACTCCCGTCGCTTTCCAGCACCCAGCTGTCCGTCGTGAACGTCAGCACCCGCAGCCAGTCCGTCCGTATGTCCGGACTGCTCCCGCCCGTCGGGAACTGTACGTTCGCCGTACTACCGTCCGAGTAGTACTTGACACCCGCTCCCGTCTCGTCATCCACCGTGAAGTCCGCCAGCGTCTTGTTCACGATCTTGTCTTCCAAGTCCGATATGCGCGCCGCGTTGTAATTGATAAGCTGTAAAATCTGATCCCACGCGTCCTGCGTCGGCTCGGGCGGCGGTATGGGCAGAACGCCGGCCTCGACGTTAAACGACGTCCGCGAGGTCGTAAGCAGCTGCCCGTTCGGAAGATACACCGAGAACTGCGCAATCACTACGCCGGCCTGTTTCGTTACGTCGGCATTGCTCGTAGGCCACAGCCACACGGAATACTCGGCGCCGAGACTGTCCGTTACCCCCGGCAGGTCGGACACCGACGTCATCCCGTAATTCTCGGTGTATGTACCGTCCGGCAACTTGAACGCCAGCGAAACGGCGTTTGTGCGCGGATAAGGGGCAACGAAATAGACAGTACCATTTAAGGCACTGCCCTGATATACCGGCGTGGGCGTCACGGTTATGACGCTCCCGTCCGCTCTTGCAAATACGATCATGTGCCCTCCTTAGTCCTCCGCCGGCCGTATGCCGCATATCGCCACATACAGCTCGCAAAACCGCTCGATATGATTCAGCTCGTCGCCTATAATCTCGCGGTACTGTGCCTCGATGTCCGCGGCGGCGTCCGCATCCGCTACGGCCAGCAGCGCGGCCAGATCGAGCGTATATTTCTCGATCGTCGTTGCCTCGTCTGCCGCCGCACTTATGACACGCGCCGCCGCTTCCAGTCTTTCTTTTTCCATATTGCCTCCTTATACATAAATATCGTGTTTAGCCGTAATGGTCAGTTTGTCGAGGATGTCCTCGTCCTCCGGCGTTATTGCCCGGTTACAGCCGATTAACACCTCGCCCGTCGCCTTGTCTGCCATGACCCACGCTTGTCCCGATACGGACGAAGTCTGCGGCGCAAACGAGATTGTTCCGTTTGCCGCCGTGATGCCGCTCCCGCCCGTGTAGTCCTTTATCTGCGTCGCACCCGTAAGGTCTGCCGTCAGTCTGAACTTGTTCAGGCGCTTGGGCAGCACGTAAAGTACGGCGCCGTGCCCCGACTGCGTGCCGGATACGAACGGGCAGTTCTTCGCCAGCGCCGAGCCTACGACAATGTTGCGGCGGTTGGTGACGAAATCCATCTGATACGGCAGGCTGGGAATTTCCGTGCTTCCCTTTTTCACCCACAGCGGCCGGCTGCCCGTGGATATGTACGCCTTACCCACGCCGTCCACGTACGTAGCGTCCGGCAAAGACAGGCCGATCTGATTCTGCTGGTCCTGCGACGTCGGCACTGTGCCGCCGGTGTAATAGTTGAGATGCAGGTATTCGATGTTGCCATGCACGTCGCTGTACGCCACGCCGTTGGTGAAATAGCCGGTAACATTGCCTTCAGATTGGTATGTGCTGTTGTTCCCCGCCGAGTAGTTGTCGTCGTACTTGGTCGTAATAAGCGCCGCATTGCCCATTGCCGCCACGTTGAGCGGCAGTGCAATCTCCGGCAAAGCATTTCCGCCTGCGTCCTCGCCCTGCGCCAACAGCAACGACAGCGGCTCCATGCTCCCGCTCTGCGTGAATATCTCGGACAGATCGGTCACATCAAACAGCGCGTCGCCGGCATTCTGCGCGGCATCGCCGATTATGACGTAATCACGGTATGCTATGTGGCTGTCGTATGCCTGCCGCTCGGAGACCTCGTAGAACCGCTTTGTAGACGATATACCCACGTAGTCGCTGTATCTGTTGAAGTCCTGGGACAGGGCGATAGATACCTTTGTGTACGTCGGATGCATTTCCGCCGCCACCGCCGATACGTAATAATCGTCCTCGTAGATCGTCCCTATCTTGGGCAGCGACGGCAGGCCGCGCTGCACAAACGTCAGCGTCCTGTCTACATTGCCCAGCCGCGCTATGACGCCTTTCATGTTTTCGCCGTAGTAGTGCGTCTCGATTACGTTCTGCCCCTGGTTGTACGCTATGGTGCGTTGCTTTTTTAAGTCCAATATGCACGACTTGCTCTGCTGCACCCGCGCCGGGAATATGGGTTCGTACGTCACCTCGAACGCCAACAGCGGATAGTCGTTCGGCGTGACGGAAGTACCCGTTGCCGCCCGCAGAATATTGACAATGGCGTACTCGGCGAATGCGCCGCCCGTTATCCAGTCGCCCTGATACTTAAAACCCAGCCCGTAAATGTTCCGCTCGCCCACGGTATAGTACAGGGCGTACGCCTTGCTGTCCGGGTACAGTTCCGAATAACTGCTCATCCGGTTGTATTCCGAACTTTCCACGATATACGGCGTAATATCCGCCGCGGGCACGCTCCCGTTCACCAGCCCGCACTTGACCGACGTTATACCGCGGATCGGGTATTTCGTCGAGATCATCATGTTGTCCTCGGTAATACGCGCGTACAGCGTTTCCGTCTGTACGGTCTTGTATGCCCCGCTGTACGGCTCGACGATCACACCGCGGGCATAGCCTAACGCGTTGACGAAGTTGTCCACGTTGCTGTCTAAGTTGGTGGCGTACCGCTCCACTGTCTGCTGGAAACTCTGTGCCGCATAGTTGGCGTAATACACGTCGGTCGGCTCGTCGCTTCCGTACATATCGTAATAGATGACGTTGTCTCTTAGCCGCGGTTCTCCGTGCACATACCGCCCCACTTCCTGCAATATCTCCCGCAGCGTGCTCTGCGTGAAATTGAACTCCGGCGTCTCTATACTCTCGAATTGCGCCGCCTGTTCCGCATTCAGTGTGAACCGCGGTGTATCTCCCTCACGCAGCGTTTCCGCTATCGTGAGCGCTCGCTCGATGACTGTCCGCGCGTTCCATTTCGGCAGCGGGGAAACATTTAGACCCACTATATTGACTTGATAGGTCATTGTTCCGTATACCTGCTGTAATGGCGGATACTTCCCTAAAAAGAATCTATACACAACCTGTATTATTCCTTGTACTACCGTTGCTGTCACAGGTTGGTTATATTCACTCTGTTTAGCTATTTCCACACCGTTTTGAATAACTGAAACTGTATTGTCGTATGTCTCACTCGCGGCAGGAAAAGACCAACCGTCCGGAAACATCTCATATAATGATGGAAATGTTACTGTCCCAACACCTAACGGAGAAGATATGGTTTCTGCCGGATCATCCGCATAAATTTCGCCGCCCTCTATCACTATATCCGGCTCAACTGTCTGCGCATACTCAGGATAGGTTTTTCCTAAGCTGTTCACATACCCCTGACTGCGGCAAAGGAAACCCTCCAAGTATTTCGTCTGTTCTATGAGATACATCTCGTGGTTATATCGTCCGCTGCCCGCAGGTATCTCGTCGGACTTGTCCGACGCAACGATCATATTGAGCGTTTGCGTCACGCTGGGGTCTTTCTCATTCCACATAGTGATAACGACATCAGTCAGCGGCGGGATATTTTTGGTCTTTGTACGGATAAGCATCAAACTCGCCTCGTCCAACTGCTCGTCCAATAGCTGTGACCACTTAATGGGGAACGGCACGCGGTGCGTATAATCCACGCCGCCTATCTGTACCGTAAATTTGTTATGTAAAACTGCTTGCATATGTATCTCCTTTTTGGTATAATTTCTTTAGAGGTGGTAGAATGAAAAATTTAATTTTTGATAGAGCAAAAATTGTTTCGATTATCCTATCTGTCGCTTTTCTTGTTTTATTGATTTGTTTCTGTTGTGTTCCATTACATAAAGGGAAATATACAGGAACTGTTCCTGTACAAGGCTATTCAGATACAAATATGGTCTATGAGTTTGCCAAGCACACCGTCATGCGCACTGATAATAATGAAACAAAATTGTTTCGTTTCTATTTTATTACAGGAAATACCATTGTGCTGTGTAATGAGAATACTTCTGATAGAACTGAATTGGAGCGATTAAACTCTTTTTCCTTTACACGCAATAATGTAAAATTCACCAACAAACTTGCTGTTTTTGAGCTTATCTGCATTATCATTGCTTTATTTATCTCTTTGAGTATTACGGTTTATCTATTTATAAGCCGTCGATATAAAATTAAAGATGTCGCGCCCAGCACAGGCGCATGAATTAAAATGAGGTAAAGAAAAAGACGGCGAATAACCGTCTTTTTATTGACAATGGCAGTCCATTATGTTATACTGACTTTGCTAAGGCCTCCTCAATCCTTAGCGCTTTTTCGGAGTGAGTTGTTATCGGAGCAACTCACTCGCTTTCTATGTAGCACTTTACGAAAAAGGACAACCGTTTCAGTTGTCCTTTTTATCATTCAGTTCAGCAGCCAATCGTTAAAGGCGTGCATACTGACACTTTTGTATGTGCTCATAATGCCTCACTTGCCGTGGCAATTTTTATATTTCTTTCCACTGCCACATGGACAAGGATCGTTGCGCCCTACGTTTTTAGTAGTCGTTTTGTTCAATGTATCGACAATCGACACATAATCTACTTCTCCTAAAGATGGGAATACAAATGATAACGTTGTTTTCCCATTCGGATTGGAAACCGTAAAATCACCCAGCCCTATTACATCCATGCCTATCAGCATATCTATGCTATCGCTGATATTTGATCCCGTAACAGTCACTACAAATTTAACGTTATTAGGAAGTTGCAAACGTACTATATAAACTGGTACTGTACATTTTCCATTCGCTGTAGATTGTTCAACGTAGCTTACTACCGGCAAATTCATTTCTTGTGCCAATGCTGCACGAATTACAGAATTTGTAGCCCCGGTATCCCATACTGCCTGTACTGTTCTTAATGTATTTCCTTTCTCATCAAGTAATTCAACCGTACTATCCAGTTCATTAACATGACGGTTATAACGTGTCGTAAATGCGCTATTTCCATTTATCATTTGTAACGCTCCAATTATACCGACACCCGAGAATGAAAAATAACAGAATTCTCAGATATGTCCTTTACACACAATTGAACAATAAACGTGCCGACTGAAAACTGCTTGGAAGTTTCAAGCATAGCATCATCAAGCGTTTTATAATATCCCAACACTGTCTCGTCTTTAATAGCGACATACTCACCGATATGTCCGTCACATATTTCATGAAGATGCGCCTTAAAATACTCATAATCTTTTCTGGTCGGAGCCATAAGACACCTCCTTTTGTATTATATAGTATAGCATGGTTTATTCGAAAATGTCAACACAATTTTTTACTATCTCATCCCTCGGCTTTGGCTGTAGCTTGCCACACTGCCGCCGGCGCGGATGTTCATGAGAGCAAGCGATACGTTTTCGAGGTTTTCTTCCGTACGGATTTTGGAGTATTGCAGACCGTACGAAAGCGCCGTTTGCGCTACCGACGCCACGGCACCGGCTATCGCGCCTGGCAGTCCGCCCACAAGCGCGCCGATCATGAGGCTTTCCCCGATGCCTGCCACCTGGGAAACAACACCGTACGCGAACTGCATACGCTGCTGCCGCTCTACGCGGCCGGTGCGCAGTGTGACCGTGCCAATCGAATATTGCAGCCCCGCGGAGACAAACGGGGCTATATTTCGCTTTAACGTCACATAGGCATGCACGCCGGCCTTACGTGCTTTGAGTGCGGTTTCCTCGGGATTTTCGGTCTTTTTCGTGCCGCCCTTGCCTCCGGCTATCGGGGACTTACTGGCCGACGCACCGCCCGCGCGGATTATAATTTCATACTGTGCCATCGCTGTCGTCCTCCAACGGCTGCACCAGCGTTATGGACAGCCCCATATTGTCCACCCCCGATATGGCAGCATTGCTTTGGGCAAAAATCATGTCGAGCGTTTCCGTAACGCCGTTTACCGTAAGCGTGACGGAATATACGGTTTCCGCGCCGGTCAAAAGAAAGGAAAGAAACTCGCTCGTCAACGTGCTGTCGGTAAGTGCCGGAACGGACACGTCTATTTGCAGGGCACACACGGACACATAGTTGCGGGCAGTCCCGTCCGTATCGCTGAACGCGCCTCCGTCCATAGACGGCGTGCGCGTGACGGTAAGCTCGGTATACGGCACTTCCTCGCCCTCAAACGTCAGCGTAACGCCGAACGAGTTTATCCCGTTCTGTATGAAAGAATAGAATATGGTGAACTCGTACGTTATGCTGCATCCGACGGCATCTCGCTGCAAGATGTCTCCTGCGGCCGGCTGGCTACCGTAGGACGCTACGCTGTAAACAACGCCGCTTTCGTCTGTCATCTGGCTCACACGCGATTTTGTCAGATATTCCGTCAATGCGTTAAGCACAGGCGCGGTGCTGGCGGTAATGTCGTTTTCCGGGTTTTCGGCGGTGCCAATGTTGACCGGAACCTCTATCTCTACGCCCACCGTCTCGCTGACGATCCCGAGACCCCTTACCGGCACGATCTCGCTGTTTACGATCCGTGCCGTGCCCTGGATATACTCCGTGACGGTATTCTGCACGCGTTTCGGCTTTCTGTATCTGCCTCCGTCCGGCACGATATTGAACGTGACGCCGTTCGCTATGGCGTTCAGTTCGGTATTCAGGTCATTTATTATTTCGCTTATAGGGATCATTTTACTCTCCTTTACTCTTGAAGTTCGCCGTCCCAGTCGCGCGCAATGTTCTTGGCGATTTCTCGCGCGGCACGATCGAACCAGCCCTCGTTCGGGTTTTTATGCCCCCGCCATTTCGGGCTGACCCACTTCTCGTTGGTATACGGCACATACGGGGCGATCTTATCGTCGATGTACAACTTGCACTTGAAGCCGCGGTAAAACCGTATCTTGGTGGCGTTCAGTTCCATGTTCCCCGTGCTTCCGCGCTGCCAGTTCCCGTACGCATTGATGTAACTGTGGCCGCGCGTTTGTCGATTGGGCACAAATGTGCGCAGATCGAAATATGCGTTTTCGCAAAGCCGTCTGAATTCGTCATAGTACAACATTATTCCAGCCCCCAGGCGTCTTCCACGCCAATAAGCGACAGCGTGAAATCGCTGCCGGGATTATCACGCATAAACCGCAGGTTTTCTGCATTATAGCTGTTCCGCTGCACCTGAGCGATTGTCCACATCTGTCCGTCCTGCGTCGTTATATAGCTGTTCACCTGAAAATTCAGGCTCCACCGCGTGCGGATCGTCATGCGCCTCTGCGTCGTGATGATGTTGTCGATCACCTCGCCGAACGTGCGCGTCGGATAGTCGATCTCCTTATACTCGAAGTATGCGCCCGGACCGTCCTTTTTCTCCCTGTACGTACCGGTCAGCACGTACTCCTCTTTGGGCGCCAATAAATCTAACAGATCCATTAACAATACCTCCAACCGCCCGTGTATATCAGACTGTGCCACAGTTCCGGCAGCGGATTGGACAGTATCTCCGCCGCCACGTCGTCCATATATTGCAGCCGTTTGTTTTTATCCGAAGAAAGCGACAGATCGCCGACGGCCATGACGTATGTAAGCTGCGCTTTCATCGCCTCAAACAGTATGCGGCGGGCGGAAGGCAGCGTTTCTATGGCATAGCGCTGCGCCTCGTTGTCTATATTGTGCGCGTAGATAAACCGGTACGTAAGGGCGCTGACGCGATCCAAAAGCGCATTTATGGTCGCTTGCGGGTTGGCGCTGCCTTTAGCGCTTAACCGCGCTTCCATGTCAATTCCAAGCTCGTCGAGCACGCACTTTGGCGTCAGTATGTATCTGTGTTTCAATTCGTCATAACGCATATATGCGTCGCTATACGGTTCGTTCATGATTTTCTTCTCCTTTTTTTCGTTTAGGTATTGACAAAACGGGGGTTTTGGTGTATACTAATAGTAGAAGGTTGCGACAGCAGAAAATCGCCGTAGCTGCTAAATAATGGCGGGGTGCTTTGCTTTGACAAAGGTGGCGTCCGCTCGCAACATAACAAAGCGTGCTATTTAGTGCGCTTTGTTTTTTTATCTCTCTTGAATCCCGTAAGCACAAAAGTCATTTTATGTCCGTGATACTCCGGCGCAATAATTGTAATCAATCCATTATGAATAAATTCAAAATTGCCTCGGTCATTTTTGCGCCTGAAAGTTCCGTTTTCCACTGCGTCACTAAGATGATTTATAACATCATTGACATGTCGTTGTTTTCCGTCTTCGTCATCTTTTTCTTTCTGTCTCTGCAAAATTATGTGTTGAATTCCCAATCTCTCATTGCCCCACAATAAGTCTATATCGCCGATGTCGTCTCGGTGAAACGCGCCTTTTACGTGGCCTTTCTTCTCCTGCATGAGTTTGTCCACAGCAGCCTGTCCCTTATATCCCTTGAACTCCTCGCCCAAAAGCCCGGATATATCCTCCGCCGGCTCGCTGTCCTCTGCTATCTGTCTTTTCTCTTCCACGCCCAAAGCGGCCAGATCCTCCTGCGGAGTATCGGAGAACTTGCGCACGGCATCTCGGGTTTTCTGCTCCGCGGTCGGCTTGTCCATAAACTTGCCGTATCGGTCTCTCGGGTGTTTTGTCTCGTCGAATGCCATAGAAACCTCCGTGTAATGGAAAGGGGCTTTGATAAGCCCAAAACCCCTCGGAAAAGCTGTCTGTCGGCTTTATGCCGAAGTGTTGGTGAACGTGCCCATGTAGTACGCCGGGGTCATACCCGCCTTAACGGCGATCGCCTTGATCGTCTGCGTGCCGGTTATAGCAATAGCGGTCGAGTACTTGGTGCTCGAAGACGTCGGATCGCTCCCGTCGGTGGTATAGTAGATATCCGCGCCGGTAGTCTTGGTAGCCAGCGCCACGGTCGCATTGTTCGCGGTAGGCGTTGCCACTATTGCGGCTACCTGTTTCAGCCCGGTCTGGAAGTTGTCGCCGTTCGGTTTCAGCCCGGCTGCAATCTGCTTGTACCCGACGATCGTGCCGTCGTTGGCGTAGATAGGCACCGCGACGATGTCCTCGTCCTTGATGTCTTTCGGCGCCACCGGGTACTTGCGGGTATCGGCCGTAAAGCCGAGCGTAGAGGTCAGGTAGGTCGTGTTCAGCGTGCTGTCGCCGATTATGTACGATTTACGGAACGCCTCATGCCCCCAGATATTGAGCGGCTGCGCCATGATGCCGCGCACTTCCTGCGCGTCTACCATCTTGACGCCGAGGTCGATCACGCGGCCCATCGCGGTGCTCTCAAACGATACAGCAACTGCGTACACGTTGTCGAGCGAGCCGGACGGCAAACCGAGGTACTTCTCGGCCAGCGTCCAAATGTAGTCGGGCGCGCTCTGCCAATGGAACTGCATGGCATAGCCCTTGTAGCCGGTGCCGACGTAGTCCCTGTCGGGCATGCGCACGTCGAGATCGTAGTTTTTGAGCATGGCCTGCGCCATATCCGAACCGGTCAGGATAATGCCGCTGTTCCGGTTGAATACCTTGTTGATGAACGACGGCCGCCCTATAATGGTTCTGCCCTCGGTCGCGAACGTGAACGCGCCCTGCGCCTGGTCGCCGTTGTCGAGCATGGCGTTAAGGTCGTTGACCGCCAGAGCATACGCGTTGCTGGCGTCAAGGTCTGCGATGTTGTACAGGTTCTCGCCGCCGTTCAGCGCGCGGAAAATGTTATACGCGAGAATTTCGGCGAGCGTCGAGCCGGAGCGATCCTGTACGACCGCTTTGGAATAGCCGGCAATCTTCTTGGCCATGACGTCAAGCGGGATATACTCCTTGCCGAGGTCGGGGAACAGCATACGCTGATCGTTGACCTGGTTCAGGTACACCATGAACTCGTCGTTGGTCGGCAGATACGGCGCGTTCGTGTTTATAACGCCGCCGTTGCCCGGCGTACCCGGACGACCGCCGTACGACGTGGTGCGGGACGAGAACGGAAACGGCGTGTCCAGCATGACGCGCACAGCGCCCGCCTTTCTGTCGGTGGTGTACTTGCCAGTAACCGACTGCCCGTCACGGAAGATCTCCTGGATATAGATCGCCTCCGCAATAGTGTTCGACAGTTCCACGTTGACCATGCTTCCGTCGAGATAGAACCGGCCGTTCGGATCCTGTTCGGTCGCGCCAAGCCCCATGAGCGCGGACTTGACGAAGTTTTCTACGTTGCCGTAGGTTGCGATAATGTTTGCCATAATGTTTTTAACCTCCTGGTTTTAATTGAATTTGTTTTCAAGCGCCGTCAGCTTGTCCGCTGTTTTGTCGTCCACGGCTTGCGGCGCTCTTCTTATGCCGTCCAACTCGGCTTTAATCGCGTCGAGTTTCTGCTCGATGCTGCTGCGCCAATCATCGTCCGGCGGCGTGCTGTCGCCCGGTTCCGACGGCTCTGCAACCGGTTCGGATTCGGTGGTTCCGTCCGCTGCCGGTTCCGCTTCGTCCGGCTTGCCTTCGTCCTCCGGTTTGTCCGTCTCCGCATCTTCGCCGAGCGCCTCGTCAACACGATCGGCAGCCGTCTGCTCGTCGTCCGTACCGGTGTCTTTTTCGTCCATTGCGACGCTTTCGTCTACGCGATCTTTCAATGTCTGGTCGCTTTGCTCACTCGCTTTGCGGCTTTCCAGATACTTTTCGATCTCTTCGGTCGTCATATCGTCTATGGACTTCCCTTTGTTTCTTCCGAACATAATTACCTCCTTTCAATTCTTGGTTGCGTGCAACAAAAACGAGCAGGGTGATCTCTGCTTCTCGATGACTTTTTCACGTGTCTTTCCTCCTTAAATTTTCATCAATGCCGTTTTACGCTGTCCGCTAAAATAACTTTTTCCGTTGTGTATCCATTTGTATCCGACAGGTGCGGTCTTCGCCATCGTATCAACAACCCACCCATTTGGCAAAGATTGCACTATATCGTACTGATTATTGCCCGATATATATTTATCCCCTCGGATTTCTCTGACGCGGTTAGGCGTTTCAACCGTTACTTTTTTGGTCGTTTTATCCTGTTCCGCAACTGCTTTGGATGGACTGTTTTCGTCTTTTCCGTTCGGCTTGGCAAACTGCCCTTGCAATGCATCAATCCATGCAACGTCTGCCAAATCAATTTCCGCAGAATACAATTTTTTGTCTCCGGCATACTGACTAGCCTCTTGCGCTGACGGAGTAACAAAGGTTCCATTTTTAATAGGGTAACTGCTATAAACTTTAATTTTACCGGTTTTTAGCGCATTTTCCCAATCCCGTAATGAAAAATCATCCGTTAAACGCGCGTCCGTTTTGCCATCGTTATCGCTTAGTGCATCTTTATACACCTCATCCGCCGATTTAATATCCGATTCACTGCGTATCCACGTCAAGTACGAATTGGGAGCCGGATTTGTCGCTTGCACAATCGAAAGTTGTGTCTTTTTGTCCACAGGCTTTTTCTGCAGTTGCGTCCCACTCTCACTTTCGGAATATTGCTGTTGTCCGCGTTGACTTTGTTCTTTTTTGGCTTGTGCATAAAACGTTTCCGGTTTTTTGCCTGTCTTTCTATACAAAGCCGCCCAAGCATCGTATGGTGTAGCATTTTTAGGCAGAGTTATCCCGTATTTTTTACATAAACCGAACGGTAGTCCCAAATTTCCATTATTTTTTTGTTCTTTTTCTGTTTCCATCGCAAATTTCTCTCCTTAAATTGCCACGCGCATCGGATAGAATGCGCGATTGTTATCCATACTGTACCGGATATACTCCCGATACAATGTCCTTGCCTTATTCCTTTGCCTGATATACTCGGCTTTGTCGATGTCTTTCAACATAAGTGCCGCCACTCTGGCTTTCCGCACTTCCCGCTCCATAGCCCTTTGCCGCTTGGTTACGTCATATTCAGCTTTGCGCTCCTCGGCGGATATGACCGGCAGCAGCTCGCCACGGTACGGGTACAGTTTGTGCCGGCAGTTAAAACCCAGCAAGCCGTTCCTGTACACGCGCCCGGCTTTGGTCGTGTAATAGATGTCCGTCGCCTGTTCCAGCGGCACATATCTGTGCTCGTCTATTACGCCGCTCGTGCCGTCCAAGCTGTACACACGCCCTTGCCACGGCGCACAGCGGTCGGAACAGTCTGCATGTGCCGAACACACGACAAACCGCTCTCCCGCCGCTTTAAGCGCTTCTATGCTCTCTTGGTGGTCATTGTATCGCACCTCCATTTCGGCAAGATTGCGCAAAGAATTGCGGCCGGTGTAATCGTTCGGGTCGAGCGCGACGCTGTTACACAGCCTGTCCAATACCGGTTTAACGCGATTGCGCCACACATCGCTGTAATACCGGCTTAGCGGTACGCCCATGTCCGTTACCTTAACGCTACCGAATCCCGCATTTTCCAGTGCGTGCGTTATCCTGGCGCTTGTTCGGCCAAATGCTGTAAACCCGATCTCCGCATACCGCCCCAACAACAGGATGATTTCCGGCGGGAAGCCGATCGCTTCCCACATGCGGCGCTGCGCGTTGGCGAACCGCCACAGGCTTATGTCTGTGTCATCACGCAGTCGCGCAATCCCTATCTGCTTTTTTGCCCGGTTTATTGCGCCGGAAACGGCAATGCCGGTGCGGCGTTTCGGGACGCCGTACAAAAACGCGCGTTTCACGATCTCGCGGATGTCTGTTTGCGCGTCCTCTATCGCCGCGGCGGCGGGATTAAGCCGACTGCTCGCGGCTCTCATCGTCTTTCTCCGTCCCATCGCCGAAATAGTTCTTGTCGTCGAACGGGTACTGTCCGAAACTGTCCTGCTGCACCTTTCGCTCCTGCTCCGTTTCTATCTCCTGCGCCCACTGCTCTACATCGCCCTCGGACAAATCCGGCCAGCGTTTTTGTAAGTACTTCCTTAGCGGCAGCACCCCCGCCTGATAGTCCGCCAGCAGTTCCTGGTTCTCGGTCGCGCTATTCGCTCCGGCTCTGCCCCACGCTATCTCCACTCTGTCCGAAAATCCGTAAAAGGCCGCCACATCGTTCAGCATCGCATTTATGCCGTTATTCGCCAGCTTTCTCTTGATGTTCACGCTGCTTTCGGTCGTGTCCTGTTCCGACCGCACCTCCGTCGCCGTCTTGCTGTTATTGTACGTCAGATGATTGGCCAACGTTGATGACGAAAGCCCCACCTTACTCGCCAAGAGTTCCAGATCGCTGTCGCGGATGTACTTGTGCGCCTCTCCTCGTAAGTCCGGCTGCATAAGCGTCGGCTGGATCGGCTTACCGTCAATGCCGTTCGCCATGATCTGCATGTAGAACTGATCGTCCAGCGGCATCTGCGATATCGCCTCCGTGTAACTCAGCCCCTCGGCGAAGTCGTTGCGCGTATTCACCGTCCCCGCGCTCATCTGTTTCGGCACAAGCGCACGGGACTTGCCCATGTACATATCCACCTGCGCCTGCGTGTAGTTGTAGTCAATCGAATACAGCACGTCCAACGCTGTGTACAGCGTACTGTCCGAATAACCCGGCATATCCGCCAAAGCAACGGCCACAGGTTTATTGCGCACGTTATACACGCCGAGCGACGGCAGAGGCAATCTGTACCACACGTCCGGCTGAATGTCGCCGTATGCATACGCCCACTGCGCAGCGATCTTCTCCGGCACGTCTTTCTCCGCCGCCGAGTTCCACGTTGGCGATACGACGAGCGTACCCTTGCCCAGCCGCACGCGATAGTACGGTACCCCGTCCAGATACAGCCGCGTTTCCCGTGCGTAGTACGCGTCTTCACCGGCTACAAAACGGTTTAACAGCGTTGCCTGCGTTACGTTACCGCGCCTGCCGATTTGAAAAAAGCAGCGATTTACGGGGTATGCGCTGGCATACACATCACCGTTGACCGGTGTAAGCACCAGCAGGCTGTTACCGCCTGCGTTCGTATTCCAGAACATACGCGACAAATCCGCATCGAAATCGTCTTTTTCCGCCCATTTTTCCATGAACTGCTTCAATTGCGGATTAACGCTCTCGAACCTGTACCCTCCGGCCATGCACTCGCGAGTGAATATCTCGCAAACGGTGTATCCCATGCCCGTCGAAAAGAAATCCGACCGGTGCAGCATGGGCACAAACCCGCGCGACCACTGAATACACTGCTCTATGTACGCTATGTAGTAGCTTATATACGGCTCCGGTATCATGTCGATGAACGCGCTGTCGTTGACAATGTTCTGCATATTCTGCCAGCGCGCACGGAACATAGGCCGGAACAGTCTGCGGCTCGGCGCGTTTATAACCGCCGTGCTTGCCTGCGCTCCTTTCACTTGTTAGTTACCTCCTTACTGTGTTATGAACGGCCTGTCGTAGTACAGCTTTGTCGCGTATTCCAGGCTGTCTATCGTGTCGTCTCTTTGTCCTTTCTTCGGCTTGCCCGTGTCCTCATCGCCGATGTACGCCTCCATGTCCTCCACAAGGGTTATGGTGTTCACGTTCTCCGCGACGTGGAAAAAAAGTATGCCGTCGTTCAGCATGCTTCTTACGCGCTTTATATCGCCCAGTATCGACTTCTGAAACATGGGCAGACACTCCTCTAAGCCGTTTGTATCTGTCTGCATTTGCAGCATAAGTGCCTGCCCAGCTTCCGCGCAGTCGAAGATCCACCGCCGCGGAACCGTGTTCAGAAACGGGAATGCATTCAGCAGTCTGTTTCTGTACTCTATAATGGCTCGCGTTTGTTCTGTGGGCGCGTGTCCTCCCGTTTCTACCGGGTCTTTCTCGAAACAATCTAGCACAACCGCCCGTCCGGAATACAGAATTGCCAATGCCGTGACGCATGTGCTGTCATAGATCGTACCCTCATCCACACCGAGCACGAGTTCGCTCACTCGGTCGCCGTGCGCAATCATCGTGTAGATGTTTACAAAATGCTTGTCCCGCCGAAGCTGCGGATAAATAAGGCCGCGGCTTGCCGTTATCTCGCCCATGTATTCATACAGGTAGTAATTCAGATCCTGCGCTTTATCCCGCAAAATCTCGTCTACGACCTCTTTGTCCAGCAGTTCGTAAATATCTTCCCACGACGAATATATCTCGACGGCGCGTCCGGCACGCACCTGTGCGGGAAAATACACATTTGCAAACTCTCCGCGCGACGGCGGCGGGTTGTAAATGTACAGCCACTTGGTCGTCGGTCCCATTAACCGCAACAACGTCTTTTCCGCACCTTTTACCTCGAAATCCTCCGCTAACTCCTGCGCCTCGTCGTGGATGAACCGATGCACGTACCCGCGCTCAAAGTCCAAGCCTTTTGTCCGGTGTTCGTCCCCGCCAGTCGCTATAAATCGTATGATATTCCCGTTCGGCCGGAACACGATGTCCCCTACGCGTTTGGGTATGTCGCAGTACTCGGCTATCCCAAACTTGTGCAACGCCTTTTTGACGCTGGCAAACGTGGTCTTGCGAAAATCACAGTCATCGGCGCGGGCAAACACAATGTTTGCGCCCCGTATCGTGATGAACCCCTCCAATGCATCCTCGATCACCGTCGTCGTCTTGCCGCTGTACCGGCCGCCGCGCACGACAAACCGGTGCGTGCCGTTCTCTTCGGTGCTGCGCAAAAGCGGCGAAAAGTTCTTCGGGATGATAGGGTTATACGCAATCGCCATCGCTCTACTCCTTTTTCAGCGACAGATCACGGACTTGTCGGTCTATGACAATTCGCACCTCGCCGCCGTTCTCTGCGGCTTTGCCTGCGACCAGCGCCTCCCGCAGCAACTGGGCTGCTTTCGTTCGTTCCTTTCGCTGTTCGTTCTCGTCCCGCATCGTGTCTGTCAGATACTCCAATACTTCGTTTATCGTCGCTATACGCTCGTTGTGGGCGGTCGCACGCAGTTCCCGGAGATAGTCCTGCACGTCAAGTTTTGTCAAGAGCTGTTGCCCGATCGTTCTTGCCGTCCGCTCGCTGTATCCGGCCTTTCTCGCCGCCTCCGCTGCATTGAAACATGCGGCGTAATATTCGGCAAACGCTTTCTGTTTTTCATTTAGCGCCACATGGCTCAACCTCCTTCCCGTCCATAGAAAAACGCCCATCTTTCGACAGGCGTTTTCCGTGGAGGACTGTTGTCAAAGTTATTATCTTTGACGATACCATTATAGCATAAAAAATACCGCCATAAACCGCCAACTTGTGCCATTTACAGTAATTTTGATATTTTTCGGATTACAATCGCTTTTTTTCTTTCTACCGTTCTTAACCCCAAATATAAATCTTGTGCCACCTTCCAGTTCTGCTTTCCGTCCATGTAGCACCCGATAATTATATCTTGCTCTATTGGATCCAACAGTGCCACCGCCGCCGCAAGTTTGTCCTCGATGTCAAAATATGCCTGTAAGGCCGCCATATGACGTTCTCGCTCCGTTTCTATCCGCACAGCCAAACTCTCGACGCGGCTATAAAACTCGTTCCCGTGCGGCATTCCGCCCGCCAGAGCAGACTGAATACTCGCTCTGTCGCTTTCCAAATCCGCGATGCGCCGTTTTATGGCGTTTGCCCGCCGCTTAGCTGCGCGCAAGTCGATCAGTAAATCTCTCGTCTCTTCGAATGTCATGTTTTCATTGCCTCCGTTTGTGAAATTTAATAAAAAATATTATAAAAAATTTAATAAAAAACATAATAAACGCTTGACAACTGCTTTTTTATGGTGTATAATGGTACCATAATAAGGGTGGCGCCCACGAACAGCCGGAGGAGAAACAAATGGCCAAGTATGAAGTGACGTACAAATGCGGGCACACGGGGACGGTAGAGCTGTTCGGGAAATCCAGTGATCGCGAGCGCAAAATCGCGTGGTATGAGGGATATTGCGTTTGCCCCGAGTGCTATGCCGCTGAACAGGCGGAAAAAAGATCGGAAGAAGTGAAAAAGTACGCATTACCCGATCTGTCGGGGACGGAAAAGCAAGTCGCATGGGCAGAAAAGATACGTTCGAAGTATATTTCCCTGCGCGAAAAACAGGCGGAGAAGAACGAAGAACTGTATGCCACCCTGAACGAAAGTCAGGCAAAGAATGTCGATAAGCATAAATCGCTGTTTCGTTCGTTCTGTGACGAATTTTTTGCCGAGACAAAGGCCAGTGAATGGATCGACCGAGACAAAAATTGCGATCCGAGCTATTTTTCGCTGACGTTCAGAAAATATTGCGAGATGCATATCAACGATTAAAAACGCGGGTAAAGGAGAACCAAAATGGAATGCAAAGCAACTGTAAAGCAGATACTCACGGCGTTTTGGAACGTCACAGAGGACTACGACGGCGACATATCCTGCCGGAAGGATAGGCACAAGGACGGTGTTACATACTACCGCATAGAAACCGAAGGGAACGATTTCATCGCCGCGGTGCATGATGACAACCCGAACGTGGTGTTCTACCGCGGATTGACCAGCTACGATTGGCATACCACGGACGGGCTGGATGCCGTCGAAATAGACGGTAAACCATACCTGCCGCCTGACCTGTTTCCACGCCCTATGACGGTGTCTGAACTAGCGGACGAAGCCGGCGTCAGTGTCCCGACGGTATACTACCACGCCCGTAAGTTGGGACGGCTGCCGACCGTCGAAGAACTGCACAGCACCCGCCCCGGCCGCCCTGCCGGCCGCCCGTCGAAATACAACTAAACACGTGGCTTTCGTAGCCGCTCACACTTGCCTTTCGTGCATTCCGGGTAGGGGCATGAAAGGCATTTTTCTATCGTCCTGTCGGTACGCGGCCTGTAACGGCTGCGGTTGATGGGCACGTTCTCCCACGGTGCCCGGCCGTGCAGTAGCTTAATCATAGTCATCCTCCGACACAGGAAGCGTAGCCGCCCCCTTTTCGTTCTTCGGAAGATAACGTAACGCGGCCTGCTCCCGCGCGTACTCCCGCATTTCTCGGCTGTATTGCTCTATGTATTTTCTCCATTCCGCCACAGCCGCCGCTCCTTTTTCTCCGCCTCCGGCACTACGGTATATAGCCTCCTCTTTGCGATCCTTGTAAGAAAATTTCATTTCAGCTCCTCCACGTAGCACCAAGACTGCGAGCGATAACAATACAACTGACAGCAGCACAAATACACTAGCCAACATAACCAATATATCTTTCGGAATATGTTGTTCAATGAACAGTAGGAATTCAAACATTGTCGTGCTCCTTCCATTTGTTCACCCGCACCCAGTTTATTGGCTGGGCATCCACCCAGTGCACCCGGCCGCACTGCGGGCATACACGTTTCTCGGTCGTTATGTACGGTGACGGCGTGAACGGCAGCCGCACGCCGCATCCGCATGTCTGTTTGTCGTCAGTCATCTTTGCTCCTCCTTATTCGTTTTAGCTTGCTTAAACCTTTTTGCCGCAGGGCAAGTTGCCCAATGTGGGGTGTAACCCGCCACCGTTTCCCCCTCATCTGTTACGATAATGACCTTGTTCGTATCACAGGGCATAGCCTTGCCTGATTTTGTTTTTATCCAAACAATCTCTGCCCCGCAGCCTTTACATTTACTCATCTGCTGCCCTCCTCAAAAGCGAATCGATCTCCGCTTCAGTTTTTCCAGTCTTTTCGAGCCGTCCGTACTCATCGAACTCGTTTACGATTTTCTTTGTCTGTTTGTCTCTGTGTATTATTACTTTCATCTTTCATCCTCCCACATGGATATTTGTCCCTTAATCGTATCGTTTACCGAACCGTCAGACAGCCACCACCGCATCATGTCCCCGGCATCTTTCCAGCCGTATTTGTCTAACAGATACTGGTGTTTGTCCAAGTACCGTTGCGCAGCATGTAAATATAATTTGTAATATTCCGGCTGCGCCAATAGTTCGGCACTTTTGACAATCGGACACCCGATGCAGCCTACACGATGGTAACCCTGGTCGTACAGCGGATTGTATGGAAGATTGTATTTCCGGATATATTCCCATACATCATCGTCCTGCCAATCTACTATCGGATTTACCGTAATTTTCCGATACGTCGGACACAGTTCCAGCATGTTGCGGCAGTTGTCGTTGTCATTGTTTTTGATTATAATCTTGTCTGCTTTTTTAGACGCCATAGTTTCAGCTATAGCCTTGTCTCGCCTATTTGTACTCTCAGCGCGTCGAACACCTGTTATGACCGCCCTGCCTTCTCCTCCGCCCTCCTTTAACACTTTGCAGCACCAGCGCCGTATTCTCGTTGGCAATCCTTTTTCGCTGATTAACTTCCACATGCTGGTCGGCTCGCCCATATATCTTGGTTTTTCGATATGATAATCAATGCCCTTATCCCGCCAATACTGTGCCATACGCCGAACATATCGTACTGTTTCCGGATGGTCGGCCGTCGTGTGATTGTGGTGGATATCGAATTTTACGCCCGTCTGATATGTCAGATGCGTTATAACCAAACTGTCTTTGCCGCCGCTGTCGCACACATAGTAACCCCGATCGTCTTTCTGTAATGCCGCCGGTTCAAACTCCCGTATGCGCGCGATTGCCATTGCTTCCTTGTCCACTACGCCGCGGTCAAGTGTCTGTTCTTTCAGCATATCTCTTCTCCTTCTGCTTCCGCTATCGCCATCATATCGTGTCCTCCGTAACCTCGCCGAACAGCGCGTTGACATCCACTGCACTGACCGTCTGCCCCGTGCCCTTCGGATTGTCCTGGTTATACCATTTCAAGATCATGTTCGCGTGGCTGCCGCTGACCTTGTGCCCCGTCAGCCAACTGTCTAAACGATTGATGTAGTCCTTTAACGCGCTCTCTCCGATCTCTTCGCGGATGCGGCCGTACTCTTCCTCCGTCAGCCTAACTAGGCCGTGTAATCCGTAGTCGCTACTACAACCTCTACTTTTATTTACTTTACTTTCCTTTTCTTTACTTTCCCGCTCGTTCGGACGATTTGCGCGTTCAATCGGTCGATTGTCATTCTCATTCGGCCGATTGAGAAATTCTTGCAAGATAAAACTTTTCGACGACAGCTTACGCATCTCGGCCTCTGTAAGAAGCCATTTGTCGAAATCTATCTCTACTGCCTTGCGCTCTACGGTCGCAGAATAATACACCTGCTGTATGCGTTTCGAGGTCAATATTTTGAACTTGAACTGGTCGCCGCTAAATAGTTCACACGCCACCAAGTCCTCAATCACCTCTGCGACAGTCTCTGCCGTCGGCTGAAATTTGCCTTGCAGATTTTCTAATATCTCCCAATGTACATCGTCTTTCGTCTTGTCGCTGTATTCCAGGTAATAGCCCTTATCCCCATATATCAGCTCCAATAACGAAATGTAAATATCGTTTACTACGCTTCCGTATTTTAATTTCGGCCGGCGCAGTTTACGATCGCGCAAAAGTCCGATTTGAAACGGGAAGTAATCAAGCCCTTGCTTGTACTGTCCCATATCTCCTCCTTAAAACGGCAAGTCGTCCGGTGCAGGTGTCAGCATCCCCATCCGCGTCTGCTCCGGCTTCGGTGCCGGTTTGGGCGGCTGCTGTGCCTGGCTGCTCTGTCCGTCGTTCTTAGTGCCTAAGAACTCCACCTCGTCCGCTACGACTTCCAACACCGTCCGCTTGTTGCCGTCCTTGTCGTCGTACGTCCGTGACTGCAAACTGCCGCTTACGGCCACCTTACGGCCTTTCCCCAGATACTGCGCGCAGCTCTCCGCAAGTCCACGCCACGTCTGTATGCCGATGAAATCCGCCTGCCGATCGCCGTTCGCGTCCGTGTAGCTGCGATTTACCGCGACCGTGAACGAGCACACCGACGTGCCGCTTCGCGTCGTCCTCAGCTCCGGATCGCGCGTCAGATTGCCTATTACCATCACTTTGTTCATAACTCGCCTATGCTCCTTTTGAGCGGGATATTCCGCTTCAATATCTCTGCCGCGCGGTGCTCATTCTCCGCTATCGCTTTTCGGATGGCTGCTGCATCTTTCTCCGGGTCGGCTATATAATACCCACGCTGGCTGCTAAGCGACGGCACCGGATCGTCTTCCGCTATCGATTTCACTATCCGGCGCGCCTGCCGCCCGTCACAATGCATGATCTCCATTATCTCTTCCTTTGTCAGCCGCCTGTCCTGCAACAGCGGCTTTATCTGCGCTTTTGCCTTTCCGTAATCAATCTCTGCCATATCCGGCCTCCCTAATCTCTACCACCAGTCCCGGCGTCTCGCCGTAATACTTTTCCGCCACAATCTTTACTACCTGCGTGTCGTCGTTGTACGCCACCTTGTTCAGCGCGTCGCATACCACCTTTACCACATTGTCTATGTCCGGTTTCGTCTGCGGCCGTACAACGCCGCTTAACGCCTCCGTTCGCTTCCGCTTGGAGAATGACTTTGGTATGCGGTAATACGCCGTTACGGCCAGCTCTACGGGCACTACGCTTATGCCCCTGTTCCCGTATGCCAGCTTGATCAAATTCTCATACGCGGCCGTGCTGTCCGGCGTGTATGCCCGCGCATATCCGCCTCGCAGACACACCCGCGCCCGGCCTTTCCCCTGCGGCTGTCCCGGCACCGTTATCCGTATGACTTCGTTCATCCGCCCGCCTCCCGTTTCAGCTTCCACCTCCGGCACAGCGCCGCGTCCAGTTTGACCCCGCCCGGCAAGTGGTACTTGTCCAGAAACGCCGCGTCGCCCGCACTGTGTATCTCGTCGTGGTGCGCCCGGCACAGGCTCATCGCCTCCATGCCCTCGTGGCATATATCGTGCCTGTCCCGCCCCATGCCCACGCGGTCTATGTGGTGCAGGTCGGCTTTCTGCCCGCATACCGCGCACTTCTTGTGCGCGAGACACGCGTACACGTATTTGCGGGTATCGTCGCACAGTTCCACAAGCGGCTGTTTGGTAGGCACGTCCCACGTCAGCACGAAATCTATAAGGTAGTCTATGAACTCCGACGCCAGCGTCATGTCGCAGTCCGACAGGCTGAACAGCTCGTCATACACGCCCTTTAACACTTCCGTCTTGAACTTCACTTTCAGCAGCTTTTTGGCCGGCTCGGGAAACTCGCCCATGAAGTCCGCGATCTCCTTGATGAGCGCGTGCGCTTTCTTGCGCTGCTCGTTGGAGATCTTTCGCCCGTCCTGCAGCAGTATCCGCACATCGCCGTACTTCCGCTTTACAAATCGCTCCGTATTGTCATATCTGGCCGTTATGTACATGGTTCCGTGCTCGTCGTAGCTTTCTATGATCCCGTCGATGATTTCCATCAGTTCCTCCAATGCGCCGCGTACGTCTCCCACAGCCCCGTGTCCAGCAGATACTGCATAAATGCCCGCAAAGCGTCCTCTATGGGCGGTGTATCTTCCCGCGTGTATATCTCATGATATACGTCTTTCCCGTCGGAGATAAGGTACACAAACCGTCGTGCCTCGGGTATAGCCGCAAGATACATCGAATGCTGCGGGCTGTCGCGGTACTTCCCTACTTCGTAGCTGTCCGAGCGCTTCACGTCGTAGATATCTCCCGCTTTCAGCCAGTCGCATTTCGCATAGATGACGAACGTCACACCGCCTGCCTCCACTCTCCTGGTGGCCGTTGCCTGGTAGATGCCGCCGCGGACGATGCGCGCGATCGTCCTCACATCGGCCGGAAAGCCTTCGTCGTAGTCCCGGCTGCATTCCAGCACTTCCGCCTCGTACTCGATCCCGCGCTGCATCTTGGGCGTGACCGGCGCAGGCTTTCGCTCTAAGGCGCACAGAAAGTCTCTGTACGCCTCGTCGAAGTGCTCGCCGGCCTTGTCCAGATACAGCCACGACGACAGCAGCGACTGCGTTATGAAATACTCAGGCTTGTCCATCGGTCTTGTCCTCTAAGTACTCGCCGCCTTTCGTCGCTTCCGGTATCTTCTGTATCCACTGCCCCGCCGCTTTGTCCCATGTTATGCCCAGCGCATGGATGCGCTCTTTGAACAGGCTTCTGATCTCCGTCTCGCTCGTCAGTACGTGCGGTAGCTTTTTCAGCTCTCCAGCGAACCGCGCCGCGTCGTCCGTCGTGTTCACGCCGTCCACCAGCGCGCGTCCCTGCTCCATGACCGCTTCGTAGTCTCGCTTTTCCTGCTCGAAAAAGTCTTTCTCCGCCGTGATGTTCGCCCGCGCCGCCGCAAACGTCCGCGTCATGAACGTATTGGGCGTCGTGTCCGAAAGGCTCGGGATTTCGTACTCGCCCGTGATGCCGAAGCACCCCTTTGCAAAGTATGTGTCGCCCGGCGTAAACGCTATCTTGCGCTGCCCGCCTGCCATATACACGTAGCCGCCGAAATCGCACGGTTGCCACACGATATTCCGTGCCGAACCTTCGCACAGCAGACGCTGGTTCGGGTTCCCGTCCTTGTCCTTCTCCTCCACCGAGTGGAAGATGAAGATGATGTTTTTGTTGTAGTTCGTTTTAATCGTGTCCACGAAGTGCAGAAACTCGCGCTTGACCGCGCCCCAGCCCTTTTGACTGATCGTGTTGCTCTTGGCCATACGGTTCGCCGGATCGGTTCGCACCGCCCAGTCCTGCAAGTACGTGATCAGTGCTCCGCCCGTATCTATGATGACCGTCTCGGCGGCCTGAAACGCCTCTGTTTTGAAGTCTTCCGCCAGCTCCTCATACTTGTCTATCCGCGAGCACACGACGCGATGCCGGGCGTTTACGCGCTCTATGCCCTTGTCCAGGTCGATGAGATACGGCCGCGGCGCACTGCACGCCAGCGTCGTTTTCCCCACGCCCGGCGCCCCGTAGATGATACAGCTGAACTTCTTATCCTCCATCTTTAACTCGTTCGGTTGATATACTGCCATCAGTCTTTCACCTCCTCAAACTCAATGCGAATCTTATCCGCCTCGAAATAATCGAAGATCGTGTTGCCTTTGCTGTAATTGGTTTTGAGCAGATCCTCCACCAATTCACTGGCTAAGCCCTCTTTCGCGTACCTGCGTTCCGGTGCAAACAGCCCTTTGAACTCGTCCCACCTTTCGTCGGACAAGTACCCGGTCAGCCCGTTCACGCTCACTTTCAGCACATAATTTGTCATCTTACCGTTACCTCCTTAAACTTATCATAGAATTTCTGTTTCATCTCCAACAACTGCCACAGCCGCACGCGTATAGCCGCGTTGTGCTTGTCCGACACCAGCGACAGATAGTCCGCTGCAAACTTTACCGTCGTGTTCGGGTCGGCCAAAATCTGCGCCGCCCGCTCTATGTACTGCCTGTCCGTCATGTCAGTTCTCCTTGTCTGCAATATATGCTAAGCAATAGTCCCAGTCCGTCACTTCCCTTTGTGCGCAGTCATTACACAACTCACGGCGGCTCTTTTCATCGTACCAGTACGTCTCGCCATCATAAATGTCCTTTCCGCACGACAGGCACTGCATAACGGCTTCTTTCTCCGGCTCTTCCGCTTCATCGTCCGGTTCGTCGTACCAATCGTCGTACCGGTCGTCGTGCATGAATACGCCCTCATGCTCTGCGATTCGTCTGTCTAACTCGTAGTTCGTCATTTCAATAATACCTCCAATATCTTCTCCGCCATTGCGTTACAGTCGTAACCGTGTCCGCGCATGCTTGCCTGTCTCGGATTCAGGCACCCGTACGCCGACAGCGCCGCTTTCTTTACCGCCTCGAACAGCAGATACACGTTGTGCGATACGATTTTCAACCGCTCGTCGTACCCGCTCCCGTACTTGTCCTCCAACTCCGGTATGTACTCCCTCGCGCCCGCAAACACCGCCCTTGCCTCGCCTGCCGTTTCTCGCCTTTCAGACAATTCCTCTAAGATTTGTGCCTTGATTTGCTCGTACAACTCGTTGCTTACGTTTTCCATTGTTTGATACCTCCCTGATATTTTATGCGTATCGCATAATTATGCTTATATTATATTATGCGTATCGCATAATGTCAAGCATTTTTTATGCATTTCGTATAAAATAATTTTATGGAATGGTATCAAAAGCTACAAGAGTTAAGAGCAGAAAAAGCAATGACTTTGAAAGAAGTTTCTTCTAAATTATCAATACCATTGCAAACATATGCAGCCTACGAACATGGAACCCGCGAACCCTCTTTTGCTATGTTAAAGCAGCTTTGCGAGTTTTACGACGTATCGGCCGACTACCTGCTGGGGCTTACGGAGTACTAAGGAGGAAAACTTATGAAAGTTCATCCTTTTAACTTAATCAAAATAACCGGCAATGACAAGCATAATAAAGACGTGGATGAGACGATACAACAGTTGCAGCACCAAGCAGACATTAAAATAGCCGAACGAAGACACCAAGAAATATTGCGAGAAAATAAAGCGGCTAATAAGATTGCGAAACGCGCTCTTATAATGTCCGGTATTGCCATTTTCGTAAGTATTGTCGCCATTGTTGCATCGGTACTAATAGGCATTTATACTTAATCCATCCAATTAACAGCGCAAACTACTAACGGAGTGATTATCGCTGCGACTATAAACGGCGCTAAGCCGGCAAACACACAGCCCCATATAGGTATTCCGGCTATATAGCAGCGATAAAAAATCACGCCAAATACAGCAACAAAGAATATAACGCCTATAAGCGCAAGCATTGCAATCCCTGCAATTTTTTTTCTTCTTTCCGCCAATTTCATCCTCTACTCCTTTTTCCTCTCTTTGACCGATTCGATTTGTGCCTCAATCACTTCGCGCTCCGTTACGTCATAAAACTCCGCAAGCGGGATAATGTAGGCGACGTGGATCCAACGCAAACCCTGCTCGTAATTGCCCAATGTTGACCGCGCTACCCCCAGCACCGCCGCTACCTCCGCGGCGCTCTTTTTACTCTGCTTTCTTAGTTCTTTCAGTGTCATATCGCAACCTCCTTTCTCTTTGGACCTTTGCGCAAAAGTTTTGGCAGCCGGTAGTCTTTTACGTGTCCCGGCCATCGCACGTCATTTCTGCCACCATTCCAGGTCGCTGTCGCCCTCGTAATCTTCTTCGTTCATGATTCCTCCTCAAAATGTATTTTCGCTGTCTCTATAAGGCTCAGATACTCGCGAGCGTATTTACTGTCTCCGTGCGTCTCTTTCACTTTTGCTTCAAACGCTGCCAGATCGCCGCTGAAACAACCGCAGGAAACAAGAATGCCGCCCTCCTTTGTCCTGAATAGCGTTGTTGTCCGATTTTCTGATCCAAGCCCTGTCAGCCATATAATATCGTCTTTGGAATTTATATCTGCGTTGCCGCACACACAGGCGTTGTCGGACACACGGGCGTTGTCGTACACCCAGGCGTCGCCGTACACACAGGCGTTGTCGGACACACGGGCGTTGTCGTACACCCAGGCGTTGTCGGACACACGGGCGTCGCCGCACACCCAGGCGTAGCCGTAC